TCGACTGGACGAAGACGAGCGTTTCCTCGAGGTGATCAAAAGCGGCCTGAATAACTGTCTCACTCTCGAGGCAAACCTCGACCAGGCAGGCCGAGCTTTCCGTCGCGACATCGCTTCGACGATTATCGACAAGGGCGTAGTGGCTATTGTCCCTGTGGTGACTTCGGTCAATCCACAGGTCACCGGCAGCTATGACATCCTATCTCTTCGTGTCGGACAAATCGTAGGATGGTATCCCAAACACGTAAAGGTCAGCCTTTATAACGAAGATACCGGTACGCGACAAGAGCTGACACTCGAGAAGCGCATGGTTGCCATCGTAGAGAACCCGCTCTACGACGTAATGAACGAGCCGAACTCAACGCTCCAGCGGCTCATCCGAAAGCTTTCGATCCTGGATGCGATCGACGAACAGTCGGCTTCTGGCAAGCTTGACCTCATCATCCAGCTTCCCTACGTGGTGAAGTCGGAGACGAAGCGCGAGCAGGCTGCGAAGCGTCGCGAAGAGCTCGAGTTCCAGCTTCGCGGGAGCAAGTACGGCATCGCCTACACCGACGGCACTGAGAAGATCACTCAGCTCAACCGGCCCGCCGAGAACAACCTCATGAATCAAGTTGAGTTCTTGACAAAGAAGTTGTACACGGAACTTGGTCTCACCGAAGAGGTTATGAACGGCACGGCCGATGAGTCGGCAATGCTGAACTATCACGCTCGAACAATTCATCCGATCCTGGATGCAATCATCGAAGAGATGACCCGTAAGTTCCTCACCAAGACCGCGAGGACGCAGGGTCATGCCATTCGGTACTACCGCGATCCGTTCCAGTACGTGCCGATCTCTCAGATGGCCGAGATCGCCGACAAGTTCGCTCGAAACGAGATCACCTCATCGAACGAGATCCGTCAGGCGATTGGGATGCGTCCATCCAAGGATCCGAAGGCCGACGAGCTGCGAAACAGCAACATGCCGCTACCTCCTCCAGGAACAAGCGCCGCGAATCCGGGAACTGATGTGGCTACTCCTCCCGCTTCGGAGACCGATGGTTAACTCAAAGCGGGAACTCAAAAGAAAAGACAAGAGACCACAACAAAGACGGCGGTTCACGGCCGTTGACTCACTCACAGGAAGGAACAGTCAAAATGAGTGACACCGCAGACTTCAGCGGTTACGCCACGAAGGCTGGCCTCAAGTGCTCCGACGGTCGAACCATCACGTCCAAGGCTTTCGAGCACCAGGATGGCGATTGGGTTCCTCTCGTCTGGCAGCACGGTCACAACGACCCGAACAACGTTCTCGGAAAGGCTCGTCTCGAGCACCGCGAGGACGGCACCTACGCCTACGCGTTCTTCAACGAGACGCCGCAGGGCAAGAACTCGAAGATCCTCGTCCAGCACGGGGATGTCGTGTCGCTCTCGATCTACGCTAACAAGCTGGTCGAGAAGGGCAAGGAGGTTCTTCACGGAATGATCCGTGAGGTCAGCCTGGTTCTCTCGGGGGCAAACCCCGGCGCCAAGATCGACTTCGTTGCCGTCCAGCACGGCACGGACGACTTCGAGTACCTCGAGGACGAGGCAGTCATCTTCACTGGCCTTGCTCTGGCACATGCCGAGGGCGCCTCCGCTGAAGACAAGAAGGACTCGGAAGACTCGACCGATGAGGACGAGACGCTCGAGGACGTCTACAACACGATGACCGAGAAGCAGAAGCAGCTCATGGCTGTTGCGATCGGTGCCGCTCTCGAAGAGAAGACGGCCCAGCATGGTGACGACGACACCGACTCCGGTGAAGACGCCGCCGACGACGCGGAAGACACCGACTCCGGTGACGACGCAAGCACCGACGACACCGACTCCGGTGACGACGACAACTCCGCCGAGCACGGCGACTCCACCGAGGACATCCTCATCCACCAGGAAGGTAACACCATGACCAACGTCTTCGAGTCCAGCGCGACCGGCGAGAAGCGAGAGAGCGCGGCTCTCCAGCACAGCGATCTTGTCAAGATCGTCAAGGCCGCCGAGAAGTCGGGCTCCTTCAAGGAAGCCCTGCTGGCCCACGCCGATGAGTACGGCATCACCGACATCGAGCTCCTCTTCCCCGAGGCCAAGGCTCTCACCCAGACGCCGGAGTTCATCTCCCGCCGCATGGAGTGGGTCTCCGCGGTTCTCGACGGCGTCAAGAAGTCGCCGTTCGCCAAGGTGAAGTCGCTCAACGCCGACATCACCGAGCCCGAGGCCCGTGCCAAGGGTTACGTCAAGGGTGCTCGGAAGGTTGAGGAGGTCTTCAAGCTCCTCCGCCGTACGACCGGCCCGACGACCATCTACAAGAAGCAGAAGCTCGACCGTGACGACATGCTCGACATCACGGACATCAACGTCGTCAACTGGCTCAAGGCCGAGATGCGTCTGATGATCGAGGAGGAGCTCGCGCGTGCGATCCTCGTCGGTGACGGCCGCTCGTCCCTCAACCCGGACAAGGTCAAGGACCCCGAGGGCGCCATCGATGGCAACGGCATTCGCTCGATCCTGAACGACGACGACCTCTACGTCATCCGGCGCGAGCTGGCGGCGAACGTCTCGCCGAAGGACGCCGTCAAGGGCCTCGTCCGCTCGCGGTCGAAGTACCGTGGCTCGGGCAAGCCGACGCTGTTCATCAGCGACTCGCACCTCACCGACATGATGCTCGAGGAGGACAAGTTCGGTCGCGCCCTGTACGAGACCGAGCAGGCCCTGGCTGACAAGCTCCGCGTCGCGAAGATCGTCCCCGTCGACCTGTTCGACGAGTACGACAACCTCTTCGCGATCATGGTCTCGCTCCAGGACTACACCATCGGCTCCAACGCCGGCGGCGAGCTGACGTCGTTCGAGGACTTCGACATCGACTTCAACCAGCACAAGTACCTGCAGGAGACGCGTCTCTCGGGTGGTCTGACGAAGCCGTTCTCGGCGATCGTCGTGACCCGCGGTGAGGGCACGCTCGCCACTGCGACCGCTCCGTCCTTCGATGGCACAACCAACACCATCACCATCCCCACGGTGACGGGTGTCGTCTACACCATCAACGACGAGGTCGTCACGGGCGACGTGGTCATCACCTCCGTGACCGAGGTCGAGGCCGAGCCCGACAACGGCTACTACCTCGCGTCCAACACGACCAACTCGTGGACCTACACGCCCTGATCTAGGGCTGTAGACCGGCGATGAGGTTCTACGGAGTCGTCGGCTACGGTGAAGAGGTTGAGACTGTTGGCGGCGTGTGGGAAAAGGTAATCACTGAAGTTTCATATTTCGGTGACGTCCTCAAGAACACACGCCGCCTTCAGGACGGAGAGAAAGTCAACTCCGATATCTCCGTCGGTAACACCATCAGCATCGTCGCAGACGCATACGCCAACGAGCACTTCTTCGCCATCAAGTACGTCAGTTGGGCGGGGACTCTCTGGACCGTTTCGGAAGTCACGGTTGAGCGTCCTCGTCTCCTGTTGAGGCTAGGAGGTGTTTACAATGGGCCTACAGCCGCAGACAACTCAGGAGCGCCGTCTGGAACTCCATGATTTGCTAAAGACTTTAGCGTCCAATGTGTACTTCCAAGCCCCACCTTCGACGGGGATGAAGTACCCGTGCATCGTGTACGCCTTGGACAACGATTCCAAGAGGTATGCAAACAACTTGCTGTACAACCGCTTCAAGCGGTATCAGGTGACTTACATCAGCCAGGATCCCGACGACCCTGTCCCTGACGAGCTCGCCAAGCTGCCGCTCTGCTCCTTTTCGAGGCGCTTTGCGACGGCGAATCTCAACCACGACGTCTTCAACTTGTTCTTCTAGGAAGGAAGAAACATGACCAAGCTCGCATGGGACAAGGTCGGTGAGCGCTTCTACGAGGCGGGCGTCGACCACGGCGTCCTGTACATCCCGGACGGTTCCGGCGTCTACGCCGAGGGCTTTGCCTGGAACGGCCTCGTTTCAGTCACCGAGTCGCCCTCTGGCGCCGAGTCCAACCCGCAGTACGCGGACAACATCAAGTACCTCAACCTCGTGTCGGCCGAGGAGTTCGGCGGCACCGTCGAGGCCTTCACCTACCCCGAGGCATTCGCCCAGTGCAACGGTGAGGCTTCGCCGGAGCCTGGCGTCTCGATCGGTCAGCAGACCCGAAAGTCCTTCGGTCTCTGCTACCGGACGAAGGTCGGCAACGACACCCTCGGCCAGGACTACGGCTACAAGCTCCACCTGATCTACGGTGCCACTGCGGCTCCGTCCGAGAAGGCCTACACGACCGTCAACGACTCGCCCGAGGCGCTGACGTTCAGCTGGGAGCTCACCACGACGCCCGTCGAGGTCCCGGGGTTCAAGCCGTCGGCTTCGATCACGCTCGACTCGTCCAAGGTGGACGCAACGGCCCTTGCGGACCTCGAGGACATCCTCTATGGAACGCCTGGCGCCGACCCGCGTCTCCCGCTGCCGGGTGAGGTCCTCGCGCTGTTCTCCGGAACGGTCACCGAGGTCTTCCCGACGGAGCCGTCGTACAACTCGTCCACCCACACCATCACCATCCCGGTCGTGGCGGGCGTCGAGTACCTCATCGACGGCGAGGTCGTGTCGGGTTCTGTCGTCATCACGGAGGACACCGTTGTCACGGCTCGTCCGACGAACGGCTACACGTTCCCCGACGCTTCGGACGACGACTGGTTCTACGACTACGTCTGATCGACGACGCACAACTGAAAGGAGGCCAGAGAATGCTCACAATCACTGTTCTAGGACCCGAAGTCTACGACGAAGAGAACAACGAGTTCACTACAACGGACGACTTCGTTCTGGAGCTAGAGCACTCTCTGGCCTCCTTGTCAAAATGGGAGTCTTTCTGGGAGAAACCGTTCCTCTCTTCTACCCCGAAGACGACCGAGGAGACTCTTTGGTACATCCGTGCCATGACACTAACCCCGAATGTTCCGGATGAAATCTTTACGAGAATCTCCAATGCGAACATCGAGGCCGTTGACGCCTACATCAACGCCAAGATGACGGCTACTTGGTTCACGGAGCACTCGGACAATCGGCGAAACCGTGAAACCATCACAGCCGAGATCATCTACTACTGGATGGTCTCAATGAACATCCCGTTTGAGTGCGACTCTTGGCATTTGAACCGTTTGATCACGCTTATTCGAGTCTGCAATCAGAAGAATGCGCCTCAGAAGAAGATGAGTCAACGAGAACTTGCTGATCAGGCCCGCAGACTCAACGAACAACGTCGTGCACAATACGGAACCGCAGGATAGGAGGACACGGAATGACTCGACTGACCTGGGGTTCCGTCGGAAGTCGATACTTCGAAGTTGGCGTCGATCGCGGCGTTCTGTACGTCGACGATCAGGGCGTTCCGTGGAGCGGTCTCGTCTCGGTAGACGAAGATCCTTCTGGCGGTGAGCCAAAGGCTTACTACCAAGACGGCGTCAAGTACCTCAACGTTTCATCTCGCGAAGAATTCGTCGCGACACTCGAGGCTTTCTATAGCCCTCGCGAGTTTGATGCTTGCGATGGAATGGTGTCGGTCAACAACGGATTGTTCGCTACTCAGCAACCTCGCAAGTCTTTCGGGCTCTCGTATCGCACCAAGCTAGGCAACGACGTTGCTGGGCAGGACTACGCGTACAAGATCCACATCATCTACAACGCTCTCGCAGCTCCGTCATCGAGGTCGCGTTCAACGATCAGCGATTCCCCCGAGGCCAGCGTTCTAAGCTGGAATCTCACAACTCAAGCACTCCCCACTCCGGGCGCTGCTGCCACCGCGCATCTCATTGTGGATACCTCTCAGTGTGACGAATACGTCGTCAGTCTGTTGGAGGATATTTTGTACGGCAGCGATGCTGGACAGCCCAGGCTTCCTTCCCCCGAAGAGATGGTCGATTTGTTCCAGAACTACGGTCCGCTAGAAGTCATCGACAATGGTGACGGCACTTGGACCGCGATCGGAAACGACGACTCTGTCAAGATGCTTGACGGGTCGACATTCCAGATCGCATCCTCAACGGCCGACATGGTCGACGAAGGCTCCTACACACTCAGCTCTCTATAAAAGGAGAATCCATGGCTACCGTCACTGGAATCACTGCGGAGCGCGCCGCAGAAATCGAAAACGCGTCTGTTGTCGGTGGCAGGATCGATGAAGACGGCACCATCATCCTCATGCACCCGGATGGTGCAGAGTCCGCCATCGGCAACATCAACACCGACACGAACGACGCTACCGTCAACGTTCGGGACTTCGGAGCAATCGGTGATGGTGTTACAGACGACACTATTGCTGTCAACGCCGCTGCTACGGCCGCAAAGACCGCCGGATCTCGGTTGTTCTTTCCCAACGGAACCTACCTTGTCGAGGCCCCGATCCTCATCCAGGACACCTCAGACTTCCGAATCGATATGCAGGGTCGTCTGAAGCGAAAAGCAGGCTCTGCAGCCAACAGTCTTCTATATTTCAAGAACGTCTCGGGTATCGACGCAAGCGTCATTCGTACTCATGGCAACGTTCTGAACAACCAGAAGGCTCAGTCCGACACGATTGTGTACCCCGTCGACGAGGCAAAGCACGATGTCCGTGTCGAGAATTGCACTGATGTCACCATCAGTCTTCTCGACTCGAAAGACCCTGCCGGTGACTCGATCTATGTGGTCGGAGCATCTTCGAGGGTTCAAATCGGTCATGTCAACAGCGTTTCTGGTCAGTCATCTGGTCGAAACGCAGTCTCTCTGATCGACTGCTCTGGTGTCAGCATCAGTACTGTCTACAGCGAGAACACCGGCTGCTCCACTGGCGTCATTGCAATGCCGGGCGGTGTCGATATCGAGCCGAATGCCGGTCAGTTGGTATCCGATGTGACCATCGGCGAGGCCATCGTCAAGACGTCCGGAACGTGTGGTCTCGGAGTCTTCGGCGCCTACACCGTTGGTGGCGTGCGTCAGATCAATCGCGTCAAGATCAACTCGGCCATTCTCATCAAGGGCCCGGGAGTCAAGACGAGCGCGTCTGACATGCCGATCCGAGGCGTCAACGATCTCACGATCGGAAGTGTCTCAATCCTTCAGGATTCTGCAGCGACGAACCAGGCTTTCTCGATCGACGACTGCGATAACGTCTCGATCCATGTTGACGTTCCGAACTCGCGTGGCGCTCTCGCTCCGACCATCGGTGCAACCGCTGCGGTCACAAACCTGGATCTTCGAGGTCGAATCAATCAGTCGGGCGGCCACTGCTTCAACGTCTACCGACTGAATGATTCAGTTGTCGACATGAAGCTGAAGTCTCCGACTTCTGGCGTTCTCGTCGTCAAGCAGGCTTCTGGTACCGACTCAACCAATGTCCTCTTCAAGGGCGACTGGCGTCGAGTCTCTGGAGCCGCGGCAATTCAAGCGAATGGTCCCGTTGAGTGGACCGTGGAAGCTGACGTTACTGGATGGACTGGGTCTCAGCGCGCCATCGGAACTTACGCTTCTGGCGCGATTTTCGGTGTCGACCGTTACATCGGTAACACTCTCGTTTCCCAGGGAGCTGCTTGGGATGCAACGGCAACTACTACGGCTCTGAACGCTTTCCTGGCTACGTCGACTGCGCTTGGGGTTAAGCGACTAGTTGGATCCTTCACGGTGAACAACGTCGTGACGATCCCGGCAAATACCTATCTGGATCTCACAAGCGCAACGATCACTCAGTCTGGTTCTAGCAAAGTCACTTTCACTGCTGCTTCTGGAGTGTCCATCCTTGGCGGGACGATCATCGGCAAGGGGACTGACTACGTAGCCGGCGTCGCATCGCCGACGGCTATCGGTCTCGATGTGACAGGATCTGGTGTCCGCGTTTCGGGAACCAAGTTCGTACAGCACGCTGGAGCAGCAGTTCGAGGTACCAATGCCGCTGGACTTCGACTCGATCGAGTGAGCGTTGTTGGTGTTGGTGGAATCACCACCATTCCTGCAGTAGACCCTGCATGTTACGGCATCTATCTGAACTCCGGATGCACCGACGTCTCGGTTAACAATCTGGATCTGACAGATCTGTCGATTGGATTCATCGCATCGACCGATAGTGCGTTCCTAACTCTATCGAACATTCGAATCGATCGAATTCCTGGGCAGCATGGCATCTATCTTCAGTGCGCGACGGGACTGAAGGTGGACGGGGTTCGAGCTGCAAACGTCTGGCTCAACGGCCTTAAGGTACAGCTCGCCAACACCTCATCTGCGGACTCGCTTGGGTTCTCCATTGCCAACGTAGTTGGTCACACATGTGGTGACACGGTTCTGTTGCTCAACAACACCAACACAACTATGGCGACAGCCAAGAAGTTCAAGGGCGGTACCATCACCAACGTCGCAGGTTATTCCTGCAACCGAGTGCTCTACCTTGGGTCGGTATTCGGTTGCACCGTCGCTGGCGTCACTGGGTACAACACGACGCAGCAGGTTGTGACGATTCTGGACTGTCAAGATCTTCTGATCGAAGGCATCGCCTCCAGTATCTGCGGCCGCGAGATAGTCCTGTTCTCCAATGCTGCTGCCGTGGCATCCACGGGATCCGCTACGCAGCGTGTCACCATTCGTGGCATACGCGGTTACAACGCCTGCAACGAGAACAACGCTACCTATGGGGCAGCTATTGCTGTTGGTGGAGCAGCGGCTAGCACGGATCAAAAGGACATCATGCTCGATGGTATCGAAATCGATGCCGACAACGGCTTCATGCGATACGGAATGAGCGTCCATTCGACAGCCCCACAGGATACCCTTCGCGTCCGAAACGCAAAGTTCCGCGGCTTCAGCACAAACCCAGCCACACTCGCGGGCGCAACCAAGGCCATCGGAGAGTGGTCGAACGTGGATGCTACAACCACGATCGCCAACTTCCCGTCCGGTCTTCCGACTCGAATCGGGACTATCGGAAACAAGACTCGATGGGCCTGTAACGCTTTGCCAACCTCTGGCGTGTTCCAGCAAGGGGATGTTGTTCACAACTCAGCACCAACCGCCGGTGCTACTCCGGGTTGGGTTCTTGTCGGGGCTGGCGGGTTGCATGGAGGAAGCTGGGCTGCATCAACTGCATACGCGGTTGGCGACTGGCGACGTACCGCATCAGGGAAGATCCTCGAATGCACCACAGCCGGAACGTCGGGCACCGTTGAGCCGGCGCCTACAACCATCAACGAGGTGGTGGTAGACGGTACGGTCACTTGGGTGTACCGAGCGTCCGGTATCGCAGTGGCAAAGGCTATGGCGAGCATCGCCGCATAGCAAACAATCCTTCGTCCGCTTAAAGGAGTTGACGTGATTTCTTTTGAATCCAAAGGCTCCTTTAAGCGGACGGAGGCGTTTCTTCTGAAGATGGGGCGCCAACGAAGCATCTTCGCACAACTTGAGTCTATCGCCCAAGAAGGTGTTAAGGCACTTGAGGCGGCAACGCCAATCGACTCGGGCATTGCGTCCGGATCGTGGGGGTACGAGGTCAATCAGACGCGAACCGCCTGCTACATCAACTGGACAAACTCCGACATCGAGAACGGCTATCCTGTGGCCGTCATGATCCAGTATGGCCACGGAACAGGTACGGGTGGATACGTGCAAGGAATTGACTACATCAATCCGGCCCTCCGACCGGTATTCGACAAACTGGCCGACAAGGTATGGAAGGCGGTGACATCAGCATGAGCAGCATTGACGAGCGCGTAGTTCAGATGAAGTTCGACAACACCCAATTCCAGAAGGGTGTGCAGACAACTTCGGCAGCACTCGATGCCCTCAAGAAGAACCTCAACTTCGACGGTGCGAAGAAGGGGCTTGACGGAATCAACGCCGCAGCCAAGGGGTTCTCGGTTCAGGGCATGGCCTCGGGCATTGACGCTCTGGTTCAGAAGTTCAGCACGCTCAACATTGTTGGTATCACCGCTCTGACGAACATCGTCAACAAAGCAGTTAATGCCGGCACGCAGCTCGCCAAGTCTCTGACGATCGACCCGATCAAGTCGGGCTTCGATGAGTATGAGCTCAAAATGGGGTCGATTCAAACGATCCTGTCCAACACCGCTCGCTACGGAACCAAGCTTCCTGAGGTCACTGCGAATCTCGAGGCTCTGAATCATTACGCTGACAAGACGATCTACAACTTCGGGGACATGACCAAGAACATCGGTCTGTTCACCAACGCGGGAATCCGTGTCGGCGATGCAACAACCATGATCAAGGGTTTCTCGAACGAGGCTGCGGCTTCCGGTACCTCAGCGGAAGGTGCGGCTAGCGCTGCCTACCAGCTTTCTCAGGCGCTCTCTGCAGGCAAGATTACCCTGATGGACTGGCGTTCGCTTCAGAACGTCGGTATGGGTAACAAGAACATGCAGAAGGGCATCGTCGACATTGCTTCGGCAATGGGTACTCTTCAGAAGAAGGGCGTGACGTCTAAGGGCGTCATGAAGGACTTCAACGGCAGCCTCGAGAAGGGTTGGCTTTCGGCCGACGTCATGTCGACGTACCTGAAGATCATGGCCGGCGACATGTCTGACGCAGAGATGAAGACTCTCGGACTCTCCAAGGCGCAGATCGCTACTTTCAAGACTCAGCAGAAGAACGCCGAAGAGGCCGCGACCAAGGTTCGTACCTTCACGCAGCTTCTCGGAACCATGCGTGAAAGCGTTGGTTCTGGTTGGTCTGAGACGTTCGACATCCTTGTTGGCGACTTCAACCAGGCGACGAAGTTGTGGACCGGCGTGAACAACACTCTCGGTCACATTGTCGAAGGCTTTGCAAAGCGTCGAAATGACATGCTCCGAGCCTTCGCAAAGGCTGGTGGTCGTGATGCTCTGATCGGTGGCCTTGGTAACGCATTCAAGGCTTTGATGGCGATCATCAAGCCGATCACGCAGGCGTTTCGAGAGATCTTCCCGGCAACGACTGGGAAGCAGCTTGCGGACATGATGAAGGGCTTCCGCGACTTCACCAAGAGTCTCATCATCAACAAGGAGACCGCTGCTCAGCTGAAGAGCACGTTCAAGGGCGTGTTCGCTATATTCAGCATCGCCAGCTCGATCATCAAGGGCGTTGTTGGGTACTTCTTCTCACTGTTCCAGACAGTCGGAAGTGGCGCCGGGGGAGTTCTGGATCTCACATCCAGCATCGGCGACCTTCTGGTCAAGCTGGACACGTGGTTGAAGCAGGGCGACAAGATCGGAACCTTCTTCTCGGCCTTCACTGAGGCCAAGACGGCGGTTCTCGAGCCAATCTACACCTTCATCGGGAAGCTCATCGGCGCTTTCGGGCTCCTGTTCCAGGGCAATCCAGCAGGTTTCTTCGACGCAATCAAGGGTAGCTTCTCAGCTCTTGTTCCGCTCGTCGGAGCATTCCAGGACAAGTTCAACCGAATCCTTGGACTCCTCAACACGGGTGCCGAGCATGTAAAGCAGTTCTTCGGGGGCGCCGCTAGCGGTGCTTCTCAGAAGTTCGTCGCCATCATCGAGAGCATACAGTCTGCGATTTCAGATATTCGCAGTGCTCTGAGCTTTGACATTGATACCTCGGGTCTTCAGAAGGCCGCGGGAGCAACCGAAGCTCTCTCCGGAGCGGGCGATCGTGTTGCAACAATCTGGCAGGCTATTTCTGACGCATTCGGCAAGGTCTCGTCAATGTTCGGTCCGGTGAGCAGTGGCCTCGCTGAGCTCTTCGGAACTATCAAAGACAAGATCGTCGAATACGTCAAGAATCTTGACTTCCAGGATGCGGTTGCGCTTCTCAACACAGCGTTCTTCATCGCGATGTACTCGATGCTTCGTAAGTTCATCGGTCAGCTGAAAGACATTGCGGGAGATTTCCAGGATCTTCTTGGATCCATTGCCGGAACATTCGATCAACTGACGAACGCTCTCAAGGCGATGCAGCAGAATGTTCAGGCGAGCATCATTCTCAAGATCGGTATTGCGCTTGGTGTCCTTGCGCTTGCGGTTCTCGTTCTCTCAAGGATCGATCCGGAAGCTCTCAAGAAGGCCCTCATCGCGATGACGATCATGTTCGCTCAGCTCATGGCAACGCTGTACGCCTTCACGAAGATGAACTTCGCTGGCGGGATGACAAAGGCTGCTGCGGCACTTGTGCTGTTGGCAATCGCCACATCAATTCTCGCTGGAGCTGTTCAAAAGCTGTCTGGTCTCGACTGGGCAGGCCTCGCCAAGGGCTTGATCGGCGTAGGTGGCCTACTGGGCGCCTTGATTCTCTTCACCAAGTTCGCTCAGGCAAACACTGGTGGAATCAAGCAGGGCGCGGGTCTCATTCTTCTGGCAATCGCGATCAAGCTCCTTGCGAGTTCTGTCGAGACGCTTGGAAAGATGGACATGGCCACTCTCGCTAAGGGCGTTGGCTCGTTGAGCGCAATCATGTTGGCTATGGCTGGCGTGGTCAAGATCATCAACGGGTCGACCGGCATGATCCAGGCGGCTATTGGTCTGGGAATCCTCAGCGCGGCACTCTGGGCTCTTTCAAAGACCATGGGTGTCTATGCGGCCATGGACTGGGGAACGCTGATCCACGGTCTCGCGACCATGGCGGGAACGTTGGCCCTCATCGGAGGGTCGATGCGCCTAATGCCGGCGAACATGCCTACTCTTGCGGCGGGTCTGCTCATCGTGTCGGGTGCCTTGGTTGTTCTCGCTGGAGCACTCAAAATGATGGGCGGAATGAGTGTCGAGGAGATGGCGAAGAGTCTTATCACCTTGACTGTTGCTCTTGGAGCCATCGCGATTTCCCTCAACGCGATGACGGCAGCCATTCCTGGAGCTCAAGCGTTGATCATCGCTTCTGGAGCTTTGCTCGTTCTCGCCGGTGTTCTAAAGATTCTCGGATCTATGGACATCGAGAGTCTGGGCATTGCTCTTCTGGCAATTGCGGGTGTTCTAACGGTTATTGGAGTCGCTGCGGCGCTCCTAACCCCAGTTATCCCGTCACTTGTCGCACTGGCAGCAGCGCTTAACGCGCTAGGCATTGCAATGCTTCTTGCTGGCGCAGGGTTCGCTCTGTTCGCTGGAGGCTTTGCAGTCATGGCGGCCGTTGGTACAGCTGGCGTTGCGGTGCTCATAGCGGCGTTTACCGGAATTCTCAACCTGATCCCGTTGTTCATGCAACAGATCGCGTTGGGTCTTCGTGCCTTTGCCAAGGTGATT